AAGACTTCAAAAGCTTATTGCTACGATGCCAGAGTGGAAAGCTGAAGAAGAGGAGATCATTAATGAGTATCCCCCTATCAGAGGTTTGATAGATCTAATTATGGAATACGATGGTGAGACCGTAATTGGAGAAATTAAAACAGCAAAACAAGAAGTCTGGGATACAAGGCAGTCAGAGATGAAGTCTTCTACAAACCATATGCTTCAGCTATTAACGTACATGAAGTTAAAGAATGCCAAAGAGGGATTCTTCCTGTATGAAAATAAAAATACACAAGAAGTTTTAATCATACCTATTTCTATGAATGATAAGAATAAGAAGATCATTGAAGACGCATTCCTTTGGATGCAAGAAGTTTGGGACAATTTCCAAAATGGCGGTCTTCCAATGAGACCAGCAGGTTCAACTAAATCTAAGATGCCTTGTACCTATTGTCCAGTAAAGAAAGAGTGTTACAGTAAAGAGACTCCAATTGGAGAAGTTCAAATAGAGCTATATGAGGCCCAAGGTCTATGAAATGTTTTAGAAAAGAATGCACGGTAGAGTTTGAATCCAAGACTCATAATCAAAAATATTGTTCTGATGAGTGTTGCAGAATTGCAACCAATAAAAGAATTATGGAAAAGTATTATGAGAAAAAAGCTATAAGAAATGGATCACTCAGAAACTGCAAGAAATGTGACGCTAAGCTTAGCAGGTATAACCAAGGCACACTTTGTTCGGTATGTGAAAAAAACAGTTCTTCAAAAACAAACTCTAAGCTATTAGGGATGCTAGATGAAATTAGCTGATCTGGTTAGGGTCAAGGCAAACAGAGTCCTTGGTATAGACGCATCTACAAACTCAATTGCATTTTGCCTTATGGAAAATGATGTCCCATTAAAATGGGGCAAAATTAACCTGTCTGGAAATGATATATTTGAAAAGATATATGATGCAAAGGTTAAGATGAGCGTAATGCTTGATGAGCTTAAGTCTGATTATATAGCCGTTGAGGGTGCAGTACTAGTAAGATCACCTGATGCTGTGATAAAATTGTCTTATGTCTATGGAGTTGTTATTGCTGAGCTTATGTCTTCTGGCGCTAAGGTTATTACAATTAGCCCTACCTCGTGGCAGGCGTATATTGGCAACAAGAATCCTACAAAAGATGAGAAGTCTGCAATAAGGCTAAAGCATCCAGGATATGCGGATTCGTGGTACAAGAACCAAATTAGAAACATGCGTAAACAAAGAACTGTAGATTATTTTAATTCTAAATACAGCTTGAATCTGGATGACTTTGATGTGGCTGATTCATTTGGAATTGCTCATTATGCAAATAAGGTCTTGACGGAACGATGAAACTTTATCAGAGCAAAGATTGGCTTTATAGAAGATATGTAGTTCAAAAGAAGACGGTTACGGAAATAGGAAAAGAATGTCAAGTCTCTGCTATGACTATACAGAGATACTTAGAGCAGTTTGGATTGATTAAAAAAAGATGAGTATTGAAAAAATTATTTGGCAAACATACGAAACAACATATGAAGACCTACCTGATTATGCAAAAGACAGCATCGGGACATGGAAGCATATGAATCCTGACTGGCAGCATGGATACATGAGTGGACCAGATAGAGAGTCTTTTTTTAAAGAAAACTTTCCAGAAGAAGTATATAATACTTATATCAATTTGCCTTTAGGCGTTATGAAAGCTGGCCTTTGGAGATTTGCAATACTTTATATTAATGGTGGGGTATATGCAGATATGGATACACACTGTAAAGCACCGATTTCAGATTGGTTAAGCAAAGATAACGATGTGCTTTTAGATATTGAAAGAGACACGCCTTGGCTTGCCACACAGGTAATTGCGGCCAAGGCGGGTAGTCCAATAATGAAAGCAGCAATAGATCTATGTGTTTCAAGATGTTCAGACGGCATTGTTAAGCATAATCATATGGTTCATTACTATACAGATGTTCAAATGTTTACTGATGCTATATATAAAGAGCTTGGGGTTGAGCCTTATCAAAAACATCTAAATGAATGGGCTCCAGAGCTTATGGAAATGGATTGGCTAAAGAGTAATAACGTCAAGATATTAAATGGCAAAGATGCCAGACGCCTTCTTGACAAAGATGTGGTTCATTTATATTGGGGTGATGATAGAGAGGCTGGATGGATTGCATGGAAAAAAGATCCAATGGTTAATGAGTCATATCCTAATGGATTTAATCCTCATGAATGGGAGCAGTAATGTCAACAATAGGAATTTTACCTGCATCAGGAAAGGCTTCGAGAGTAGGCGGAATACCAAAGTTTTGCTTACCTATATCAGACGAAAGATGTCTTTTGCAATGGCACGTCGAACAGATGTTAGAGGTTTGTGACGAGGTTAGAGTTTCAACCAGGGCTGAGTGGGTTCCAATTATTCAGAACATGGATATGAATATTAAGCTGATTGTTCGTGAGCCATCAACAATGTCAGATGCTGTAAAGTTTATGGTTGGTGACTATAACGATACTGTTTTAGTTGGAATGCCAGATACATATATTCATGGGACACAAAATAATATTTATAAAGAAATGAATAAAGTTCCTGGAGACCTTGTTTTAGGAGTATGGGAATGTAGTGAAGAGTTAAAGGGTAGGGTTGGTCAAGTATTGTTATCTGGAGATAAAGTTATTTCTTCTATGGATAAAACAAATAACTGCGACTATACAAATATGTGGGGGACTATGCTATTCCGCAAAAATTTGGTAAGATATATTGATCCAGAATTAGAGCATCCAGGAAAACAAATACAGGAGTGGATTGATATGAGTTTGGATGTTAGGGCGGTAAAGCCAGGTGGCAAATATATGGACATCGGTACATTAAAAGGGCTAAAGCAATTATATAAGGAGATGGAATGATTAGAGGCGCAGTAAGATTGAATCCAGTTTTTGAAGATGCTAAAGAATTTAAGTATGAAGATCTTTATCTTCATGCCGTTGGTGCACCTGCTGGGCATGCAATTTTAAATACATGTTTATCAATAGCTCAGCTGCTAATTGATAAAAATATTTCTTATGGTAATTCAGCTTTAGATCCTGCAAGAATATTTTCGACGGCGGATTCTACAGAACAATTAAAGGTTCGTATTGATGATAAATTAAATAGAGTAAAGAATAACCAAGGTTTTGCTGGAGATAATGATGTAGATGACTTAATTGGCTACCTTATCTTGCTCAAAATTGCTAATCAGTCTTAGTCAACTAGAATATGATATAATGTATATATGAGCGAATTAGAGCCAGCTGTACATTTTGACCGCATGAATAAGGTTGTAGAGGAATTACTTAAGGGTAACTCTGCTAGCCAGATTGCTACTTTAACAGGATTTTCTAGAAAAGAAGTCTTAGAATTTATTGATGAGTGGAAGTCTGTTGTCCACAACGATAGCAACATTCGTGATAGAGCCAGAGAAGCTATTTCTGGAGCAGATCAGCACTATGCAATGCTAATAAAAGAGGCATGGAAAACTGTTGAAGATGCAGATACCCAGGGCCAGCTTAGCGTAAAGGCTGGGGCTTTAAAGTTAATTGCGGATATTGAAACAAAAAGAATTGCTATGCTTCAATCTGTTGGTGTTCTAGAGAATACTCAGATTGCATCCCAGATTGCTGAGACAGAAAGAAAGCAGGAAGTTCTTGTAGGAATCCTCAAAGAGGTTACAGCAAGCTGTCCAAAATGTAAGCTGGAGGTTGCAAAGAGACTATCACAGATTACTGGTATAGTTGAATCAGTAGTTATAGAAGAGTCAGATGTCGTTTGATTTTTCAGATTTAATTGATATATTAGATGGCGAAGAGTTTGAAGAAAAGCCAGTAGATCTTAGGACATTCGTTACTGACCCAAATTACCTAGGTCTTCCGCCATTATCTGAATTGCAGTATACTTTAATTGAAAAAAGTTCACAAGTATATAAAGAGTCAACATTAAAAAAATTATTTGGTGAAGAAGAGGGAGCTAGAACATATAAGCAAACCTGCACTGAAGTAATTGCTCAATTAGGTAAAGGCTCTGGAAAAGATTATTCTTCAACCATAGCCGTTGCATATATAGTTCATCTCCTGTTATGTCTTAAGGACCCAGCCACATATTATGGAAAGCCTCCTGGAGACTCAATAGATATTCTAAATATTGCTATAAACTCGCAGCAGGCAAACAACGTTTTCTTTAAGGGATTTAAAACACGAATCGATAGGTCCCCTTGGTTTGCTGGCAAATACGAGTCAAAGGCATCTGAGATGAAGTTCGATAAGGCCATTACGGTTCACTCTGGCCACTCAGAGCGTGAGGCTTGGGAAGGGTATAACGTTATAGTTGTTATCCTAGATGAGATTTCTGGCTTTGCTATTGAAAATACAACTGGCCATGATCAGGCAAAAACAGCTGATGCCATATATGACATGTACCGTGCATCAGTAGACTCACGTTTCCCAGACTTTGGCAAAGTTATTTTGCTGTCTTTCCCTAGATTTAAGAATGATCCTATTCAAAAGTTTTACAATTCAGTAATTGCTGACAAAGAAACTGTCATTAGAACACATAAGTTTAAAATGAATGAGGATCTTCCAGATGGGATAGAGTCCAATGAGTTTGAGATAGATTGGGAAGAAGATCATATCATTTCATATGCTATACCAAAAGTATATGCGCTAAAGAGACCAACATGGGAAATCAATCCAACAAGAAGCATCGAAGACTTTAAGACCTCTTTTTATAAAAATTCATTAGATGCGCTGGGAAGATTTGCATGCATGCCTCCAGAAATGATTGACGCATTCTTTAAGTCTAGAGAAAAGGTAGAGAAGGCATTCAATAACACAGCGCTTGCTGTAGATAAATTTGGAAGACTTGAAGAATGGTTCCAGCCAGATCTGGAAAAGAAATATTTTATTCACGTAGACCTTGCACA